CCAACCGCGTCGTGGGCCTGGGTGACGAAAGCACGCCGTGGGGATCGAGCGGGGTGCAGGCCTATTGGCGCACCGAGGCGCAGCAGATGACGGCCAGCAAGGCGGCCCTCACGCCGCGCGAAACCAAGCTGGGCGAGCTGTATGCCTTCGTCCTGGCCACTGAAGAACTGCTGGAAGATGGCCCGCGCACCGCCGATCTTCTGACGCGCAAGGCGGCCGGCGCCATCCGCTGGAAGGCGGGCGAAGCATACATGTATGGCGATGGCGTGGAAAAGCCGCTGGGCTGGACCACTTCGGATGCCTTCATCGCGGTGGCCAAGGAAGCCGGCCAGGCCGCCGATACCATTGCGCGCCAGAACATCGCCAAGATGTATTCGCGGATGATCAACCCGGGCCAGGCCGTGTGGTTCGCGAATTCCGACGTCATGCCGCAGATCATGGAACTGAAGAGCGAGGCCGGCGCGCCGCTCTGGTATGGCAACTACCAGGATGCGCCGGGCGGCATGCTGATGGGGCGGCCGCTGCATTTCACCGAGCATTCGGCCACGCTGGGCGATCTGAACGATATCCAGTTCGTCAATCCAAACGGCTACGAGGCTTTCCGCAAGCAGAACGGGGTGAACTTCGCAGAATCGATCCACCTCTACTTCGACTACAACGTGCGGGCGTTCCGATGGACGTTCCGCATCGGTGGGCAGCCGGTCTTGAGCAAGCCGGTCACTCCGGCGCGCGGATCGTCGGCCAAGAGCCACTTCGTCGGCCTGGCGGCGCGCGACTGATCCGCGCTGCCTGATGCAGTGATCTGCCTGGGCCCGGGAAACCGGGCCAGGCTATTCAGGAGTTTCAGACCATGTTTCACAATGCCAATCCGTCCGCACGCGCGGGCGTCGTGGGTGTCATCGATCCTGATGCCTATGCCACCGGAACCCAGACCACAGGCTGGATCAAGGCTGCCACGTTCATGTCGTTCCTTGCCATCGTCATGGCCGGCGATCTGGGTGCGGCGGCGACGATCGATGCCAAGATTCAGCAGGCCACCGACGCCACCGGCACTGGCGCGAAGGACGTAGCCGGGCTGACGATCACGCAGCTGACCAAGGCCGGCAACGACGACAACAAGCAGGTGCTGCTCAACCTTCAGCAGGGTGACCTCGATATCAATAACGGGTTCACCTATTTCCGGCTGTCCATGGCTGTTGGCACCGCGGCGTGTGATGCCGGCGCGATCGTGCTCGGCTTCGACCCGCGCTATGGCGAGGCGACGGCGAACGACCTGGCCACGGTGGACGAAGTCGTTTCGTAACGTGATGACGATGGAAAGGGCGCGGCCAGCTGATGGCCGCGCCCTTTTGCGTGGAGAAATGCGGTGGGGCTGAAGCAAATCACGGCGGCGACCGGCGACGTTGTGACGCTGGAAGAAGCCAAGGCGCATTGCTCTATCGATGGCACGGCCTGGGACAGCCTTTTGCCCATCTATATCGATGCAGCGGTGGCGGCAGCGGAAGATTACCTGGGCCGCGCTCTGCGGCCGCAGCAATGGCAGCTGACGCTGGATACCTTTCCTGCCGGCGCGATTGAATTGCCGCGTGGACCGGTCACTGCCATTGATTCGGTCGATTATCTGGATGCAGAGCGTGTCGAGCAGGTGCTCGACGATGCGTTCTGGATCGCAGACCTGATTTCCGATCCGCAGCAAATCGTGCGCGATCCCGAGCAGCAATGGCCGGAGACGGCGCGCGTCCCCAATGCAGTTTCAGTGACCTTCACTACCGGTTTTGCGCAACCGCCGGCCGTGGTGAAGCTGGCTGTGCTGCAATGCGTGGCCGCGTGGTTCACGGATCGTGAGGCCGGCATGATGCCGATCGGCGCGCAGCAGCTGCTGCGCCCGCTGCGCGTAATCGTGATCTGATGGCGCCGTGGATCAAGGCCGGGCGGCTGAACGCGCGCGTGACCATCCTGGCGAAGACCGGCGTGCAGAGCGCGGCCACTGGGGCGTATTCGTCCACTTGGGCAGAATACGACACGGTGTTTGCCCAGGTGGTGGATGCACTGCCGAGCCGGGCCGAGCGTGTGGCCGATGGGGTGGAGATCGCCAATCGGCCGTGCCGGGTGCGGATGCGGTATCGCGAGGATGTGACCAGCGCGATGCGGCTGCGGTTCAACGGGCGCGATCTGCGCATCGTGGGCGGGCCGGCCACCCTGGGCAACCGCGAAGGCATCGAGTTGCTGGCTGAAGAGCTGACCAGCGAAGGGAGCGAAGCATGAGCGGAGGAAAGTTGCGCGGGACCGACCAGTTGATGCAGTTCCTGGGCGCGTTTCCGCAAAAGCTGCAGAAAAACGCGCTGCGTTCGGCGATGATCGCCGGGGCACGGGTGATCCGTGATGAAGCGCGGGCGAATGTTCCGGTGGAGTCCGGGCAGCTGCGCGCGGCGATCAAGACAAGCAGCCCGCGTGTGATGCTGGGCGACCAGGCCACGGTGAAAGTGAAGCTGCTGGGCAAGCACAGCTATGTGGGCCGGTTCATCGAATATGGCGTGCGGCCGCACCTGATCACCGCCGGGGACAGCAAGTACCAAGTGCGCACCTTGAACGCGCGGATCAACCGTGCGGGTATGGAGCTGCGCGAGGACGGTCTGATCAAGATCAATGGCTTCGAATCCACCCGCAACGTTCGAACCAAGCAAGGCGTCGAGACGCGGGTGATGGAGATCGGCAAGCACTTTGTGAGCGGCGCAGTCATGCATCCTGGCATCGCGCCCAAGCCTTTCCTGCGGCCAGCGATCGACACGAAGGGCGATGAAGCCCGCGAAGCCTTTGCGGCGCGCCTGCGCAGCTACATCAAGGAAAAATCCGGCTTCACCTCTCCCGACACGCTTGAGCCGGATGAGGATGAAGAATGACAGACGGAATCGTGATCGTGCGCGCGTTGCTGGTGGGCGATGCGGCCATGCTGGCGCTGGTACCGGCGGAGCGCATCGCCGGGGGGCTGATGCCGCAGGGCACATCCCTGCCCTGGCTGTCGCTGGCGCTGGTGTCTTCGGTGGATCGCAACGTGATCGCACCGGGCGCCATGCGCCGGGTGACCGATCGTGTGCAGGTGACGGCAGCGGCGGGTACGTTCGATGCGATGCGGGCAGTGCTGCAAGCGGCGAAGAATGCCTGCGCCGATCAGCGACCAACCATCGATGGCGCGGGCGAAATCGTGGTGTTGAGCCAGGGCCGTGGCCCCGATTTCATGGATGAGGCGGCCTCGATCTATCTGGGCAGCCGCGATTTTCAGGTGAGCTATAACGAGGTGCGCGCATGAACGTGATTGTGATCCGGCCGTTTTACTGCGGCGATGAAGCCTTTGGTGAGGGCGACGAACTGACCGTGCCCGACAACCAGGCGCAAGACTGGCTGGCCATCGGCCTGGTCGAGCCGGCGCCGCCCGTCAAGGGTGCCAAAGTGCCGGTGGAGCCCCCGGCCGAGGCCTGAAACCCATTTGCCATTCCGGCAATAACCCGCCCGCCGCGTGCGGGCTTTTTCATTGGAGCTGACCATGACTGTACGCACCACGGCGGGGACCACGATCGGGATCACCGCTGCCGCCCCGGCCACGTTCAACGCGGCGGGATATGATGCCCTTACGTTCACCAATATCGGCGAAGTGACCGACCTGGGCGAGTTTGGCCGCGAATATACGATGGCCAGCCACAACCCGATCGGCAGCCGGGGCACGGTGAAAAAGAAGGGGTCGTTCAACGAAGGCCAGATGACCCTGCAGCTGGGCCTGGATACCGACGATGCGGGCCAGATCCTGGCCAAGGCGGCCGCGCTTTCCGATGCCGATTATTCGTTCAAGGTGACGATGCCGAGCGGCGACATCTATTATTTCCAGGCCCTGACGATGAGCTTCAAGGTTTCGGCCGGGGACGTGAACAAGATCACGTCGGCGACGATCGCGCTGGAACTGCAGACCAGCAGCGGCGGCGTGGGCGTGGTGGAGAAGCTGGCCGCCTGATCGGCCGCCGATAGACCGTGAGCGTTTGCCCCGCCTCGCGCGGGGTTTTTCATGTCCCTGCCGGTGTCACGGAACCGGCAGGGGCACCCTTCCGTGAAAGGCAATGCATGTTCGATATCACCAAAAAGCGCGTGGGCGAGACGGGCACGATTGAGTTGAAAGCGGCCGATGGCGGCCGGTTGACCGACGATGATGGCAATGTGCTTTCGGTTACGGTCTATGGCCCGGGATCGAAAGTGTGGCAGCAGGCGCAGGCGGAAATGAACCGGCAGCGCGCGGTGCGGCTGCGGGAGTCCGGTGGCCGGATCGAGGGCGCGATCGAGAACGCAGTGGATGACCAGGTGGAGCTGCTGTCGCGGATCACGGTGCGCTTCAACGGGTGGACCTATCCCGATGCTGGCGAAGGGCAGGCCATGTTCCGCGCGGCCTATGCCGATCTGCAGCTGGGCTTCATTCGCGACCAGGTGTTCGCCGGGGCGAATGACTGGGCCCCTTTTTCGAAAGGCTTGGCGAAGAGCTAAGCCTCTACGTGCGGCAGCTGGCCTGGCTTTCGGCAACGCCGAAGCCCAGGCAGGCCGCGAAGGGCCGGCAGTCGAGTGCTGGGGAACCGATGAAGCGCAGCGCGCGGATGCAGGCAGAGGGGATTACGCCCGATCTGCCCGATAATCCCGCGCCCTATCTCACCACCTGGTTGATGGAAATCGGCCCGGTGGTGGCCGCCGGCATGGGCGTGGGCCCGATCGGGTGGCGCGATATCGCCGCCTGGCAGGATGTGACCGGCATCGAGCTGACGCCCTGGGAAGCCACGCTGTTGCGGCGGCTGTCGGGCGATTTCGCGGTGATGAGCCGCGAGGCGGAAAGCATGGATTGCCCGGCGCCCTATGTGGCGGGCGGCGATGACACCCGGCGCGCGGCGGTAAGCCGCGCCCTGGGCAATGCGTTCAAGGCGCTGGCAATGGCGGGCAGCGCCAAGCGCTGACCGTCAGGCGGCGAGTGGGGCAACCTTGATATCGTCCTCGTGGGCGCGGGCCTGGGCGAGATCGTGGGCGGCCTGCATGCGGATAAGGGTTTCGGCCTTGAGGCCGAAGGCCTTTTCAAAGCGGATGGCCATATCGGCAGTCAGGCCGGTGTGGCCGCCCAACACGTTGCTAAGGTTCTGGCGCGAGACGCCGAAGTGCGCGGCCAGATCCTTTACGGTGATGGCGCGCGGCT